GCAGTAACAGACAGTCGGTCGGAGACACCGAACAAGATGTGGCCGACTCCGAGTCAGAGAGATTACAAAGGTGGGAGCGGAACGATAAAGCAGAAAGACGGAAAGTATTATCGTCAGAGCAACAAGACAGGAACGAAGTACGGAGTGAGACTGGACGCTCTAGTGGAATACCAAGAAAAACAAAAACAGAAAATGTGGCCGACTCCGACAGTAAACGACAGCAAGAACAATGGGGGGAAAGCTCAGTACAACAGAATGAGCAATGGGAAGCCCAGAGGTCTAGACTTGAATGCGAAAATTGGTGGAGCATTGAACCCAATGTGGGTAGAGTGGCTCATGGGATACCCAATAGGGTGGACAGACTTAAAGGACTAGGCAATGCTATTGTGCCGCAGATAGCCTATCAGATAGGTTTAGCGATATTGGAAGCCGAAAAAAAATCTAATTGACTGTAATTTTTTCTTCTTTTGGTTTTTCTGGTATTAAGTCTTCTGCCATATCTTTTTGAGATATAATCTTAGAAACTGAAGGCATATCTTTCATTAATGATTTTAACTCCAACATTAACTCCTCGTCTGTTTTTGAACCTATTTGGTCTACATTGAGATTGATAGTTTGTGGGTTGAAGTTGCCTAACTCTAATATGAGCTTGGCGGTGTTCAATCTTACTGAGTCTTGCTCAGAAGTTAGTAAGTCCTGGAGAACAGTTATTGCTCTACCAGTAGTTCCAGATATCCTGTCTTCTTGTCTTTCTCTTATTTCAGTACAAAGTTTTTTGCGTAAATAAGCTCCCATTTGTGCTGGGTTTGTATCTTTTTTCCATCCAGCTTTTATGCAGCTTTGCGTTGCATTCCCTTGTGTTGATCCATCTGTAAAGTATTCTATAAACTTAGCTTCCTTTTCTTTATCTGCTTTCTTTGCCATAATTATTGTCCTAGTGGGTTGTCTGATCTAGCTTTCATCTCATTAACTTTAGCGTTTAATACTGCTATCTCTGCCTTGTTAATGGCAATGTCTGCTGTCAATGGTTTAATGTCAGGAGCTGATTTTTTCTCAAGCACAGCTAAGCGATTAGAGATTTCTCCAAACTTAGAAAAACCACCACCGATAGCGACTACGATTGAGAGTAAAACTCCCCATGTTTTTATATCTTTAAAGTCCATAAATTTTCCTTTGTGTTTCTTCTTTAATTTCGTTTCCCCAAACATCCCACCCTTCTCTAGTATTCCTTGCAAAAATATCTATTCTTTCATTACCTAATGGCTCTATCATCTTATAAAATTTATCAGGTTTTTTGGAATGTTTTATGTTTTCTGCTTGAAAGCATAGTGGTATTAATGGTTTGCCCTTTATCCATAAACTAGGTTTTACTTTATTATATCCAATAAGAATAAACTCACAATTATATCTAAACCCAAATAAAGGCATACCATTTGATATTCCGTATGTTTTTTCCCAAACAGAAGTGTGAAGATATTTAAATCCCCAATGTTCTAAAACATCTTTTGTTTTAAATAAATACTTTTGTGTTGTCCAAAGAAATATCCAACACTCATCTTTTGCTAATGATTTAACATTAAGATTTTTTATTTCATCTAAACTCATGGTTGGATAGTCCATTTCAATTTGATTTGGACGAACTTTTCTTTTTATTTTTTTTACATTCCATGGGGGGTCTATAACTATTAAATTATATTTTTTATTAATATCCACGAATCTTCCTTAGGTGTTCTTCTGCCCTTATGCGATTGTCTATAGATTCCTGAAGAATCCTTTGACTCTTTGCCACAGGGTCATTATATGCAATTTGATTCTCAGCATATATATCTCGCAAATCAAGGTATTCTCTTTGGTCATCATAGCTACCTCCATCAATAACTAATTGATTATTAAATATATTATTGTTGGTTTGTCCGTAATTGTCCATAGAAAGTGGGCTTTCCATAGCCCTAGCCACAATAAGGGAAGTGGCAATTAGTCTTTGATCTACTCGCTTGAGGGTTTCATTGACCTTTTTTTCTATAGATTCTATTGAAATAGTTTGAGTATCTGCTCTAGTGTTTGCTTGATCCCTGCCTTCTCCCACCTCAGTATCTCGGCTTTCGAGGGTTTCTTCTCCTTGAGCAACTGTTTCAGTTCGTTCACTTCCTCGTTCACTATCTGTTGTTTCTCCTTCTCCGTTAACCTCATTTACTTCTTCAGAAGCAACTGTAGTTTCTCCTTCAGGTTCAGGAGTATTGCTCTCAGTCTGTTCCACAGCTTCAGGGGTAGACTCTGCGACTGTGCTTTCTTCTCTAGACTCTGTAGTAATTCTTTCTTCGTTTTCTCTTGGTGCAGATTCATTTCCTGTTCCTGCTGTTTCTTCAACGCTTGTTCTTTCTTCAGCTCCTCCTCGAACTTCCTCAAGTGGAGCTTCTCGCTCAACGATTCCGCTAGAGTTTGAGGTTTCGATGATGGTTTCTTCTGCAAAGATTTCTTGTATGATTTCGCCTGTTGGCGTGTTGTTGAAACTTTCTGTTGTTTCAATTCCTTCTTCAAAACTTTCGACTTCTGTTGTGAACGCTTCGATGGTCTTTGGCTCTTCATATGCTACCTCCATAGGTATTTCTTCAAAACTCTCAATAGGTGGGAGTTCGGTTAATTCTATTGTTTCGACAGTCTCAAAGAATATATCTACAATACCTGTGTTAATTTCTTCTCTAGCTATAGGTTCAATGTATATTTCCTCGAACACATCAACAACCATTTCAGGTTCTTCAAATACTTCAAAGGTATATTCTTCTATAGGTAAAAACTCTATAGTTTCTACCTGTTGCTGTATAGTTTCATCTACTGTTTCATTTATTTCTGATATAGTGCTTTGTTGCGTAGCCGACAAAAGACTATGTTCGATTGTAAGCGTAGGATTTTTTAAGTCTATGGCTCTATGCGAGGTAGACTGTGATGACTCGCTGAAGTCAAACCTAGCTTTAATTGTGTAATTACTTTGATTGTTTAAACCTTGTGTATAACTATCTGTATAAGTTGCGTAAGAACCACAGTTATATCCACTACAACCAGGAATAGCTACATCTCTTACCTGTGTAGTAACTGTGCCGTTTGCATCAGTTATGGTCTGAGTCATTTTAATCTCTTGATCGTAAGTGTTCCAACCCCACATGTCAGCACCAAAGGTAGATGTCCAACCACCATTGATTTGTGACTGACTGAGTGTATCTCCAAGAGATATAGTGTTTTCTATAAAATCTCCATGAACAGCAGCTACAATGCTATTGCCATGATTATGTGATGGATCAGTACAATTCCAACCATTATGTCCTTGATTGTTATTAAAAAACTGTTGAGGTAATAAATTACCAGTAGTTTCTGCTAACAAACTTATAGGAAATAATAAGGGTATTAAGTATTTCATTGTCTTTCAGGCAAGTATATTTCTTGCTCATTGCTCCCATAAACTGTCATTGGGCCTAAAGTAACCGAGTGTGTAGCACAACCAGTTATTATTAAAGATAGTAGTATTGCTCTAATCATTCCAGGTCATACTCGGTTTAGTGTTGTATGTTTTTTGTTTTGTTCTGTGGAATCCACCAACTTCTTCCCACCTTTTCTTTGCAGCTTCACCAATTAATCCATCAATCGGACAGTATGTGGCACTTGAAGCCATTGCTAACCATACATTCTCATCTTGACACATTAAAGATATTGCCGCCACCTTCATGCCCAGTTTAGCTAATACAGCTACTGATTTTCTCATTTCGCACATTGGGTCAACATAGTAGCTACCAAAAGAGCCTGAGAAGCCTATTACAGTTATTCCTGCTGCTAATGGTATAACACAGGAGTCTTGCCCATAAACACTCATGCTGGGTGCATTAGAGGGGTTTACAGCAGTTTTAGTGTTTGTGCTGTTATTTGTGCTATTAGTAGTATTGGTTGTATTTGAGCTACCTGACTGGTATGTCGTGGAACTTTCATACCCACCAGTTATAGCCGTATTTGAACCTGAAGTTCCAGTAGCTGATTGAGTATTAGTTGTAGATCCTGAACTTGTTACATCACCAATAGCATCAGTTATTCCATAGACCAATATTAAAAGAAACATTACCCATAAGCATTGCTTAGTTATGATTTGCGACATTTCCATTTCCTAAGTGCTAGTGCTTTCCTTGTTGGTCTGCCCTTAGAATCTTTCATAGGCCCTTTAACACCACCCATTCTTGCACAAAAACTCTTTTTTCTTGCTGCCGCTTTAGAGCCTTTAGGGGCTTTACCTGTTACTGGTCTTTTAAGATTAGCTCCTGTAGTTCTTTTAAAATGTTTTCTCCCAGCTTCGTTTAATCCACCAGTTTTGCTTTGATATTTCTTAGCTACCATATTAAATTAATCCTGTAAGTTGTTGATTTATAACTACTTTCTTGTTAAAGATCCTCCAAAATAAAGCCCTATAATTGAAAATATTGTGTGTGATTGTAGGTTTGTAATAAAGACTGTATTGCCTTGCTCAAAGTATGATGTTTCATAAGTTTCACCAAATATCCACCAACCACTAGATGCTTCTGTTACGATCTGATATGCAACATTAACATCAGTAAAGATAGGAGCAATAATAGGTACTACAATAATAGAAAATACACACATTAAAGCTATCCATCTACGAGTATGCTTAGTGTGAGCATCTTTAACATCACGAGCTTTATCAGTTTGTTTAGCTGCAAATCCTGCCCTAGCCATCAACATCTTTTGTCTTTCAGCTTCTGCTTGTCCTTTCTGTGCCATAATAGACATAATTCCACCTAATACAGTAGAGCCGAGCATTGAGATTAGTTCCATTGGTATCATCTTTACCTCCCTACCTTCCTGTAGTATTCGTAATTGTTTTGATTCGGAGCATCCATAACTGGGTTTTCTTGACCTGCCCCTACTAAACTAGCTTGTCTAGTTGCTCTTGCTACATAATTAGATGCAGATATTGCTGTT